TTTTATTTGAGCGTGTTTTTTCAAATTATTATCTTCTTATTTTTTAAGAGGAATGTCTTTAGCAATGTATGCAGCACCATTTGATAATGATTCAAGTACCATAAATAATAAAGAATCCGAAAATTCTATTGAGAGAAAGAAGACAACACACAATAAAACCCAACGAAGATATAATAAAGACAATTCAGAAAGAGTCAATTCTGTTTTACAGTCTATTCATAATTTACCTGAAAATGATGACAGCAATGGTCTCGCCGATTTTAATCCACCACCACCTCCTAATTCTGCCGGAAATGAACGCAAACAAGCCCAACCTCTTTCTAATACTGCACCCTATTCCGAAAGTTTGCCAGAAGATGGCCATGAAGGATTTAGTTTTAGCGAAACTGAATATCAAAGTCAAAGTGAACAAGTCAATATGCCCAATAATTCTAAAATTCCTGACAACTATTATCAACGATTCATGCCCAATTATGACAGCATGTTCAAGTCAAATAAATATACACATATCCCTATTCAACGACCAAACTTTCAATCTGACTCAGGAAACACGAATGATGTCTTGATTCAGAAACTAAATTATATGATTAATTTGCTAGAGGAACAAAAAGATGAACGCACTGGAAATGTCACGGAAGAAGTTATTTTGTATTCCTTTTTAGGAATCTTTATTATTTTTATTGTTGACTCCTTTGTCCGTGTAGGAAAATATGTGAGATAAATCATTAGTAAATAGAGACTTTTACTAATTATTTTAATAATTAGTTTTTACATCTTTTAGATTTTCTAGATTTTCTTCTGGATTTCTTAGCTTTCTTAGATTTTCTTCCTTTTCTTCCTTTTCTTCCTTTTCTTCCTTTCCCTTTATCAGATTCCTCCTCTTCATCTTCACCTTCCTCGTCCTCTTCCTCCGATTCATTATATTCTGCTATTATTTCTTCTATAAGGTCTGTAGCAGCTTTATCTTCCATATCTTCATTAAATTCGGCTGCTCTATCACCTAAATTGTTGAAAATATGAATGTTTTTTTTATCATAACTACTTAACTCACCATATTGCTTCATATTTTTGAACACATGATTTGCTCTATAAACAGTTTCCTCTTTATGATGTTTAGAACCTCTCATCAATTTAGGAATATTAAACCATCCTCTTTTATTATCATCGCGCGTTTCAAATAGTTCTTTGACAGTTATATCTCCCGATGACCCATTTGTAGATACATAGGTTACAATTTTATAAGAAGGCGACAACGGTCCTTTGGAAAAGACTAAATAATTATTGCCTTCTACTAAACTTGTAGAACGCATAGGAGGAAATGTATCTCCAATTTCTTTAAATGTTGCTAGCTTAGGTCTTTTAGGTCCTACAACAAACTCTATATTTCCCTTTGTAAAAGGATTTTCCCCCGATTTAGACATATAATAGATATAAATATTATTTTTTTTTATTTTTTTACTCTAGTTTTTTATTCATGTCAAAATCAATGTCTTCTTAGACGAAAAAGTAGGATACGCAAAATTATAGAAAAAATACGCGCAAGGTGTAGTCAAGTCCGGCTTCACTTTAATACTCTCAATGATTTCGCCATTATCGGCGATGTCTTCTATGCCTGCAAACTGAAAGTCCGTCCCAGTGCATAGTTTCCATAGCGCGTTTATATAACCCCTGGCAAATATGGTCTGGGAACCAGAATTGTTAATGGATGTGTATAAGGTTACGACCTCAACACCTTTTTTAATGTAAGTGCACGATTTTCTAAAGAAATAGAGTGCTTGCACTTGATGGTCTTTTAGAATCATATAGATATAAATGGCCTTCACTTTTATTAATTCAAGTAAATTAGCTAGATCTGGAACAATGGTGATATCGAACTTTTTCTGCACTGTGGAGGATTTCATAAAATCTAAGGCATGTTGAATATTAGTGGGTCCAACTTCAATAAGAGGGAGTCTTGGATCTAGAGGTGCCGGCTTTTTCCAAGTAGCCAGATTATATCCATAGAGATTGTAGACACAAAGAGGGACAATTCCAGTAAGTGTCCCTTCTCTCTTGAAGAGAGATACTTGAACCTGTTGGTTTTGTCTTCGTTGATGATACTCGTGCGTTTGTATAAGTTGCTGTGCAATCCCTTTCTTACGATACTCAGTGTCCACGCATAAGTAATCCACATAGTAACAGTCGAAAAACGCGTCTTTCTTCCCGTTATTTATAGTAATTCTTAAAGGCCTTGTTGTCATGCCACCTATAAGGCGTTTTCTCTTTACGGTATCTCCTTCTTTCGAGTCTATTAATAGTTCATCTTCATAATACAAAGAGAGAAATGTTGTTAAATTGTGACCTGTAAAATAAGAGACCAAGTTCTCTTTTGTCGGTAAAAATTGGTTCTCCCCGTTTTGAAGATAACATTTTTTAATAAGATGAAGATATGCATCAATATTGTTTTTTTCTGTCGAGGTAAAGGGTGTAAAGACAATATTTGTATCATTACAATACTTATTTCTCTCTGGTAACTCATTACGGATAATTCCTGGAGGCATTATATAATACCAAAGGTCATAGACATGGAAGACTGGTTGTAAACTCCAGAACCTAAAAGTGATTTTAATATATGCAAAAATAGAGAGAATTATGGCGATGATAAAAGCGAGAGTTCCTAATATAAGAGTTGAATAAGATTGATATATATAACTTGCCCGATTGAAATGGCTTGATGTTATCATTAGAAATCTATGTTTTCACTAGAAAATATAGATTCTTCTTTTACGAAATCATATTAAACGATTTCTACCATATTACAACAATAATACTAATAATATGGCTTTAGAAAATCATCATTACTTAGTTGGTTCCAGTTGCCTTTTTGGGATACCTATTGTTTCATTTCTTTGCAAGCCCGATAAAAATATGATAGAGTCTTTGTTATCCTGTTTACTGATAGTGAATTTAACTTGTTCTGCTCTATTCTGGTATTGTCCTGATATTGGCTCTACTATGCACTATTTGGACGGATATTTTGGCCGTCTTTCTCTCTTATTGTTTACGGTATATATGTTATTTCTAAAAGAAATAGTTTGGTGGATTCTTATGTCATTCTTTCTATGTTTAACTTTTGCAATGCTACTATTCTCCTACAGTAGTCACTATTCTAGCGAATCGTGGTGTTCAGACCATCATATTTTTTGCCATATTTGGTTTCACCTTTTTATTAGTGCTGGATGTCTTTTGGCATTTTCTTAGCTTGCTAGTTACTGGTTAATTCGGCTTCTTCAAAATATATAAATACTGATACTCATACGTGGCCTTGATTAAATCAATCTTGCCCTCTACAATGAACCCGACTTGCTTTGCCATTTCTAAAATATCGGTATCCGTCTCCATATACATTTGGTGCTCCTGTCTTCTAAACGCCTTATCCGTCTGCCTGTTCTTGAATTTTTCGACGAATTTGGCGGTATTATTGGTCTTGTCTAACTCAAAGTTGGCATTGTATTTGAAATCTTTAAAAGTAACATTGGTATGGGTGATTCTCTCTTTGGCATATCGTTGAGGAGTCAACATAGCTAATGGATTTCCAGGTGGGAGAATAGGATTAAACTGGTCCCGTTCTACTAAGTGAACAATGAGAACGCCGGTTGGTTGCAACCAAGTGAAGCAATTCTGTAAGAATGCCATCTTATCTTTCATGTAATAAATAGTGAAATACATGCACAAAATATGAGAGAAGGTGGAACTCTGAAAAGCCATAGGGTCTAAGGCATCGCCATTAATAAACTCAGCTTTGGGATAGTTTTCCTTCGCTTTTTTAATCATGGCTTGAGAATTATCGAGACCAATCACATTGAATCCACGCTCTTCTAAATTTCCGGTATGATGACCTGAACCAGACCCAATATCTAATATTCTACTATCATTTGTAAGTTCTGTTTTATCTATAATTTGTCCTATCTCATAATCATTTTTCACATTGTTATAGACTAAATAGTCATAAATATCGGCATAGAAATCATCATAAATTTCTGCTCCGGACTTCTGTTCAAACTCCTCCGACGTCTGCTGAAATCCTTCATATTTGGGGGTTTTGTTTTTATAATAACCAACTACTGCCAGAGCAAGTAAAACGGCAATTAATACTTTCCCCCATGTAGACATTTTTTTATATGTTTTGCTTAAGGCTACAAAGGGAGCCAAAATTATTTTATCTATATTCACCATTATATACTACTTATATTAAATTATAAGATTGTTTTTTTTATATTTAACTATAAAATAAATACAGTAACATTTCATGGAGTCGGCAGAAATTAATGATATGAGAGAACAATCACTCTTTAAAGGAATCACCTTTTCCAAATTTAAAAAATCAGATGCAAAAAAAGAATTCATTAAAAATCTATCTCTTTCTAAAATTGAACAGGCTTGCTATTGGTCTGCTGAACTTATTTGTGCAGGTCATATTTTAGATGTATGGGATTGTATTTTTCTGTTTTACGGCAAACATATTCATTTAGGGAATCCTAAATTTCCTATTTACTTAGAACTGAAAGTGAAGGCCTTTAAGGAGATTCTTGTAGAAGAAATCATTACAGATGAGCTGAAGCTTCGCAATCACGATAAAATACGAAAACTTTTTTGTGAAATCATTTGTGTCCTTTGCGGTGCTAAGAGAAAACATAGTCTCGATGAAATCAAAATTAAAAAAGAAGATGTCTTTATTAAAGAGCGATTGAAGGCTCCTAGTAATCTTTTTGCCAAAGAGGTATTGCTTAATGATGACCCACAAGAGCTCTTTATTGTGGTTAATGAGCTTTGCTTTAGTTTGTCCGAATCCGGGAAAAATACAATGGATGCTTGTTTTTGGATAGAATGGATACTAGAGTATGAAATTAAATGTGCTAGTAAAAAAGAAAAATGTCTTTGTGAAACTCGCTCGTTTGTTACTGTAGATAATAAATTTAGAAAACATATTGTCTGGCTCCTATGGGATGCCTTGTTAAAAGAATCTGTGAAACGAAGTCCGCCACTTATAAATAAAATCATTTGCAGTCTGTTATCTTTATTTTCTTTGCGTTATACTTCTGGATGCCCTAGAAAAAGACGATATCTTCTTTACTGCGCGGTAGCATTTTTAACAGAGCCGGCACAGTTGGACGAAGAAATTATTAAGGACAAGACTATGGTTACAAACATTATTGGCAAAATAGATTTGGTCTATAAACAAATTAAGCTGAATGAACACAAGCCGAATACAGATTACCTATTGAATCAAGTAGTAAAGAGCAATTTTGATAAAACTATTGAAAAATTAGACAAAATGAACCACTTTGGTGAGACCTTTCTTCCTCGTTTATAATAAATATTTTCTTAAGGTATATAAAAAAAGGAGTATGGAAATAAGTCATTTAGTAAAAGGTATAAAAATTTATATTAAAGAATACTCTAAATTAGCGACAGAATCTGGTATAATACGCCGAGATATTTCTGAATTTTTAAAAATGCAATTAAAGAACATACTAGTAGGGTATACTGAAGAAGAAATTGAATTCATTGTCACTAAATCTAATATTATTTTAACAGATAGTAAATATGCCCATATAATAGAATCTATTAAACAAGATAGTGTTGCTGAAGGAACAATAGAACAAATTATTAACATGTCTGATAGCGTATTAAAAGGATGGAGTGATTCTTATGAAGGGTTAAAATCTATTCCGGGAGGGAAAAAGACAAAAAGACGTTACAAAAGTAAGGCGAAAAAAAGTAAAAAAGTAAAGAAATCTATAAGAAGAACTAGTAAAAAGTCTAAGACTTATAAAAAAATAAAAATATAAGAATAATATAGAATGAAATCTAGGCGACATATTAGGAGACCTATTAGAAAATCTAGTTACAAAAATAGAAACTGGGATTCATTCAAGAGAGATATAGTTATTGAATTTCTAGAATTCTTGAATACTATCAAACTATATCACTGGAAAACCCACAGTTATTCTACACATCAAGCTACTGATGCTCTTTATGAAAAAATGAATAAGTCAATTGATAAATTTGTTGAAGTTCTCTTAGGAAAACATGGAGACCGAGTTCATCTTAATGATGCGAAAACACTCCGTCTGAGAACCTTGAATAGTTCCAGCCAGCTAAAACAGTATCTAACAGAATTCAAGAGTAAGATGGTTGGATTAGACAACTCTTCTGCCTTGACAAGCCAAGGAATGACAAATAGCGACTTGTTAAATATTCGTGATGAAATTTTGGCTGATATTAACCAATTTTTGTATTTGCTAACATTTAAATAAAAAGTGATAATATATATAAATGAAACATTTTATAAATAAAAATACATCAAGAAAAATGAATAAGAAAACTAGTAGAAAAGTATTTAGAAATAACAAAAAAAAGAGCTATAAAAAAAGAAGAAGTATTAAAAAAAAATATCAACGAGGTGGAGAGAGAAATAGTGCCGATTATCTTATTGAACATTTAATGGAAATGCAGAAAATTACATATATGCTTGATTTATTAATTAAAAGAATAAAAGAAATAAATCCTTCTGTAGAAATGAAACAAAGACAACTACAACAAAAAATACATGAAAATGAACGTAAATTAGGGGAAAAATATTCAACTATTATTAGAATTATTTCAGCTGACCCCCAAGCTCTAAATACATTAGCAGAAGGAGGACAACTACCACTAATTTATTTAGTTGAAAATACTACCGATTTAAAAAGTTCCATTCACATTATTAACAGCATACTTCTTGTATTAAAAGATGCTACAGCAGGTACAGAAGCAAATGTTAGTGATTTTGTTGATTTAAATAAACCAGGGAAAAATGGAAAAACTTTATTGTATGTTGCTAATAAACAAATTATGAGACAGGTAATGGATGTAGCAAAATCTAAGGCTGGAATAGAACAAATTAATATGATTTTAAGAGAAGTAGCTGTATTAATAGATGGAGGAGCTATTGAACCTATTGAACTAGCTATTAATTTTTATGATACTTATATTGATGATGCTGAAGTTATTTCTAAAGAAGATTACACACGAGTTATGGAAAAATTAGTAGCTCATCGTGATGCGAAAGAAGAATCACATTCTGCTGCTAGTGAAGCAGTAGGAAGTGTTGTTGAAGAACAAGATGCATTATTAGGAGAAAAACCAGCAGCAGCTGATGGAGGACAAGATTCCGCTAGTGAAGAACAACAGGCCTCTACCTCTTTGAGAACTAATTTTATGGGTCAGCAACTATTGAAGGCATTATCAGGAAAAGAACCCGCACTAGCATCAAGGAATTTATTGTCTTCTTATTCTAGGGCTGTAATACCTCCTGACCATCCATCCATAGTGGGTTTACATAATAATCTAAGAGACATGTATATTGGAGCTGTCAATGAAAAGAATGGTAAACGTGTGAATTTATTAGAAAGACATGGCGAGGAACGTCCATGGCTTGCCGAAGCTAAAGCCACCATTGGCAGATAATAAAATAAGAAGTAATCTGTAAAATAATCAAATTAGTTCTATAATAAAAATTTAATATATATATTTTTATTATAAGTCTATGGACAATAGCAATTCAATGAAAAGTTCACCAGAATCGGGTTCCCTTTTCAACTCTTTTTTTTCATCATCAGCTGAAGCGAAACCCGCTCCTGGAGGGTTTAAATTAGGCTCTGGCTCTCCGTCATTACCTCAAGGGTTGTATTCAGGCTCTTCTGCAACAAATGATTCTTCGTGGATCATCTATCTTATCGGTGGGGTTGTCCTCCTCAGTATTTTAGGAGCTATTGCTTACTATTACTATTTACAACAACAGGGAAAAGTGCCTCCTATGATGCAATTAGGACAGAGTTACTTAGCAAAGCTTAGTAATCAATTTTCCAGTTTAGCATCTGGCACTACTGATACACAACCAGCAACAATAGTAAAATCCACTGAACCTGTAAACACGCAGGAGCAATATAATGAGCAAATAGAACAGCAACAAAATGAGTTGAACCAAACCTTAAATAGTGCACAAGTAGAGACACAAGTGTATGAGGCCGATGAGTCTTCTAGCAGTATTCAAGCTTCTAAAGCCGGAAACAAATCAGGCTGGTGTTATATAGGCGAAGACCGTGGTTTCCGCAGTTGTATCAAGGTTGGAGAACAAGATACCTGCATGTCGGGCGATATTTTCCCCAGTCAAGACATATGTGTAAATCCTAGTTTAAGGCAATAAATAGAAAAATCTAGAATCTTTAGGAATGTATAATTTTAAATAAATTACTATTTTTGTTAAAAATAATAATCCTTGTGAATATTATAACCATGGCCACTCTTCCTTTCGACAAGCAGGCAAACGAATACTCTTTTGCTTCTATTAACATGGAACTTTCCGAGCTCAACTTTTCTCTTGAACCAACTGCAACTACATTACCATCAACCATAACTGATGCTATTTCCGATTATCAAACAGTTGTAACATATGATATTAGCACCAAGATAATGAGAGATTTGTTTAAAATCTCTAGTGATTACACATACACCAATGAAATTCAGGGAAATAGTATTTTTTACAATGACGCTAGTCACGTTAAGTTGTTGCTAGGAAATACCGATGCCTCTGCAAGTAATGGTCTTTATGCTTTAGATGTTCTTTCTAAATTTTTTGGTTATCCCGAGTTACTTAAGGTTTCTAGCTCTGATTTATCAAACAGTCAATTTAACAGCAAGTCTCAACCAATTTCATCTGAATATGTAGGTTATTTGGCCCAACTTATTTTGAATGATTCTAATAAGGCATCTGTATTCCGCAACACAAATGCAGTTACAATGGATATAGACAGTAAAATACATAAGCATATGAATGCCAGGGGTGATACAAGTAATGCTCCTTCTTTGAACTTGTTCAATAGTGTATATGCTGGACTTACTGCACACGAATTATTATCCTTCAAAGATACAGTTCTTTACGCACTAGATTTGTCGTGTTCCAATGTTGGTAACAATACTGAAGGTGCAAAAGTTGCTATTGACCGCGCAATTGCAACAACTAACTCACTCAAAGGAAGTATTTCTCAGGTTGTTTCTAGTAATTGTGTTTTCGACAAAAAATATTCATTAAATACAACAAATAACAGCATAACAGATATCAACAGCACTTTATATTACAATTACCAAGACCTTTCTGCTTCGATGATTTTTATTTCTAATAAATTAAATGATATTTCAGGTGCCGTGTTGAAAGATGCTACTAATAATAGTGATGCCAGTTATAATACAGCTCTTCAAGTGAGACAAGCCGTTGCTGATTTGTTTTACACTGAGGCATTTTGCTTGACATATGCCCATCAAATCTATACCGATAGAGCTAATACATTGAATACTATCTATAAAACAATGGTAAACAAGGTAGCCACTTATCAAGATGTCTTCCTTGCCAAACAGGCTGCTCTTGCTACTTTAGTTGATGTTTCTAACAACTATACCGCTTATTCAAGTAAATTTACCAATTCCTACTTGGATACTAATTCTCCATTTTCCAGGGATACTGGTGGTTCCATTATTGATGTATCAAATGTTATAATGAAAACTTTATACCAAGATATTAGTGGCCTCAACTTAACAGTATCCAGTGGTGGTTACAATAGTCAGATAGTTGGCACTTTATCATCTGATGCTTCTAGAAATGGTCTTGTTAATATTATTGCTAGTATGACAAATGACCTTTTTTCAAGTCACTTACAAAGTTTGTACAATGCTGTTGGACCTGCTAATATCACCACTGACCAATATTCCGTTAATTTGCGCCCAAAACTGCAGCAGTATTTCAATAGTCATAATCTTGATGTATCATGCGTAACCGGATTTTTCGAACTTGCTAATGTTCCTGGTGCTGTTAATGTTGAATCCCTTCAAGCATTGCAAGCAAATGCAGGAGGACCTAGCTCATACATCTCAGACCAATTTACAGTTCCTTTTCCACCCGTAGGAAGTATTGGAACTAGTGCTATCGTGTGTAATTTAACTACCAGTGTTATTTCTAGTGGTCAGTATAATACACCATATTCAAATGTCGGAGTAGAGAAAGTTCACTATGGTTCAAGTTATGTAAGTAATACTAATCCTAATACTCCCAAATACTTCAGAAATATTCCTTGGTTCATTTATAAGAATATGCATGCTCAAGCTCCTCAACGATTTACTGGTTTGTTGAGTAATATTGACCCTACCAATGATGGCGATGCTTATTACAAATGGCAAACATTTTCTATGCCTTTCCAAGTTGGAGATAGCATTGAATATGCTATTCAAATAACACCCAATCCTCAGCAAATGCATGTTGGACATTCACCTATGAGCCGAAAATGTTTGTTCAAGCTTAACTTGGTATAAGTTTATTATAATAAATAATAATAGTTTATTAGATAGTTGAATATTTATCCTTACGAATCAAGTAAGGATAAATAATTTTTTTTATACACCTTTCATACCAAGGTTAACCTATGTTCTCCAAACTGTCCTTAATTAAGGACATTTTGAAGAATTAGGCGTGCCTTTACATATTTTTCTTACCGTATATGGTAAGAAAAATATTATTATCTCCAGGTCATTTTGACCTGGAGATTAAAGGTTAATCTATACAAACTGTGTGTGAATTTTGTTCTATTAATGCGGTTAGCTTAGGAATATCATATATTTCATTTGGTGGTGTTCCATACATTTTTTTATACGATTCTATTCCTTGCAAGATACCTCCCAACAATTCAGGGTTATAAACACCATTTTCAGGCACTCCATATATTTCTATGTAAGAATATATAACTGGGTCGATTTCTAATGCCATTGGCTCGATTAAAAAGTTTCCACCAATGATATCGGTTGAAATACGGTATAAATATTCGAGCGCTTCAACTGGATTATTCAATATATTTGTAACACGCTCTAAATTTGCTTTACATTGAGTATATTGGTCTTTCAAAATTTGAATTGAGTTATACTGGGCCAAAGATAAGTATATAATTTGAATCGTATTTGAAATATAACCAATAATAGATACAGCGGTCATAAAAGATTGTTGATTCATTGATGTCATACAACTATATTTTGTAATAATTGTATATATCTGTAATGATAATTGCTTATAATAACTATCCGTAAATACTGTATTTAGAATACTATATTTTCCAGTCAAATATAGCAATTGTAGTTGTTTCGTAGTATTTAATAAATCTAATACATCTGAGATATTTGTTAGTGAGTTATCGCCAGTAGCGCCTGTAGCACCCGTAGCGCCTGTAGCACCCGTAGCGCCTGTCGAACCAGTAGCGCCTGTAGCGCCTGTAGCACCCGTAGCACCTGTCGAACCAGTAGCGCCT